CCGCTTCACCTGCGCCGCTCGCTACGCCGCCGATTGCGTCTGTCCCCATGTCAAACTCAGGAATCGAGACACCGAAGAAACCGGCAATAATTTCAGCGACCATGCGGATTGCTTTCGCCAGAGCGATTGCATACGGCAGGATAGCTTTCAGAATGGGAAGGAACAGATTACCCAGCGCACGAGTGGCCTGTTCCACCTGAGCTTGCAGAATACGAAGCTGGTTTGCCGGGGCTTCCAGTGTACGAGCCATATCGCCCTGTGCGTTTGTAACCTGCGTCATGATTGCGTAGTAGCGCAACTCGGCTTTTTCAGCCTGAGTCATTGCCGTAACGCTTTTCTCAATGCCAAGGTTGTATGCTTCCTGTTGCAGACGAGCCACAGACAGGTCGTAACCAAGCCTACGAAGCGGCTCAAGCTCACCGGAAATACCAGACTCCAACTTTTGGAAAGCGTCAGAGGTGCTGATATTGAAGAACGAAGCCAAATCGTAGGTGAGCTGGGTGAGGTTTTTGCTCATGGTGTAAGCCCGGTCGCTCGCAACGCCGAAGCCCTCAGTGATTGTCATAAAGACACCCTGATTGCGCATCCACTCGCCGGGGTTGATACCCATGACTTCTCCGACCTGCTCTGCGTAATTTCGGGCTTCCTCTGCATACTGCCCCATGGACACATTGAACAGGTTGAGGTTTTCGATGTAGCTGTTTGAAGCGGTAATCCACCCGGCAATAACGCTCGTGATGGATTTCAGCCCAATGTAAGCCGCACTGATTTTTGCGGCAAGGTTCACATAGGATTTGCCCAGCACAGTGTTGCTTGCGGCAAGGTTCGTGTTCCCCTTGAGCAACCTCTGAATCTTGGCAGGAAAGGCAGAGAAACCAGCCGCCACCTTCTCCATCTGAGTGGCAAGAGGGGTGATAGCGGTAGCAACTCGGTTGCATTGGTCTGCGAAAGAATCAAGGTCAGTCTTTTTCAGCGATTCTGTAACAGTGTCGATCTGAGGAGCAATTTTTACGAGCTTATCCAGCCCGGAAGCCAGAGAATTGAACCCGGATTTTTGAACGCTCTCCAAAGGTTTGAGAGCGTCTACAAGCCCCTGCACCTGCTCCCTTGCAAGAGTAAGCCCGGTCAAACCAGAAACACTCTGACTGAATTTCTTCAAAGAGTTAGACAGTGCGCCAAGCCCAACGCCGCCCTTGCTTACAGGAGCGGTAGCGGCTTTCAACCGTCTCAGAGACTCGGAAAGTGCGTCTATCCCGCCGACGGCAGATGTAGAATTAGATTGTATTTCAAGCTCCAACTGCTCGATTGTGGTAGACATAATGCTCACTTCCCTTCAAACTTTTTATTGTGGCTTGCCATGAATCCTTCCATCAGTTTCTTACCCTTGTCGTACACCCCCTTGGCGTGTTCCTCCTCTCGGAGTTCAATTTGTTTCTCAGTGAGCGCATAGGCTTCTGAGAGGTACGGAACAGGCTTTGCGCCCTTTTTGGCAAAAGCGTGTAGGATTGGGGACACCCGGCACAAAGCGTCATAGAAATATGCGCCTTGTAGCCACATTTCCTGATTTCTGCGATTCATTCTGAGTTCTTCCGCTTTACGGTACGCCGCCACAAGCGTACAATCTTTATCCCAATACTGCTCCTCGGTCATGCCGAAGGACAGGTAATGGGGAAACAACTCGTTGAATTTTTCCGTGTAAGTGGAGAGGGGAGCAGTGGCAGAACTACCACCACTCCCCTCAGTGGAGGACAGCGATTCACTTACCAAGTCGCTGTCCAGTCCAAGTTTCCCTCGGCTTCCTCTGGCTCCTCTACCAGAGTCAGAATCGGCTCGTTATACATTTCAGCGAGCTTGCCGATCAGGTCTTCTTTCTTGGTAAGTTTGGAATAGATGTTGTCAATGATGTCGCTCTTGACGAAACGATGATGGGCAAGGAACGCACCTGCAAACAGCGCAGGGAGAGTAGTCATAGGCTTCTCGGTGATGTCAGAAGCGATAAAGCCCTTCTTCTCCATTTCCGCAACCGTTCTGCGGGTAAATTCCAGCGTGTAATCCTTACCGTCATAGGTGAAATGCAACTGTTTTGCCATTTGTCTGTCCTCCTGTTAAATCTTAGTTATTAGTCCTCAGCCGCAGTGATGGGAGTGGACGGAGCAATAGTGATAGTCATGTCCACGACTTCGTTGACACCGCCGCCAACCGGGAATACGGAGAGTTGACCCTTGAACTCAAATTTACCGTCAGAGCCGGTGGGGGTAAGAGTGTTACCCTCGCCAGTACCGCCAAACCAAACGGCAAAGTCGATTTCCTGACCTTCAAGAGCTTTCAGCTTGGTAAAGTCCACTTTGGTGTAGTTCGCCGTGAACTCAAGGGCGTCGAGAGACTGAACACCCGGAATATAGGTCTGCATATTGTCAGACAGGGTAGTGGTTTCCAGCATTTCAGGTGCGCCGCCGAGATCAGGAAATTCTTTAATGTCAATCAATTTCTCGTAAGTATCACCCTCACTGGACTTCTTCATAAGGAAAATCTTGTAAGTAGAAATCGCCATGATTCATTACCTCCTGTAAATTGTCTCTTCTTTAGAAATCACAGCCCGGTATCGACCGAGCATACGATAAATGGTCGCATTGTCTTGATTGGGGACAGGCTCAAGCATGGTGCGGGTGAAGTTCAACCCCATCAGGATTTCGTCTATGAAAGCGGCGATTTCCTTGCACTCGGCCTTTTTCCCCTTCGTGCGGTTGGAGTAGACATTCAGCTCATACATGACCGCCACATGATTTTCCTTGCCCTCTGCGGTCTGTGTGTTGCGGAAGGTAGCGTTGTCCACCTCCACGAGAGAAACACAGGGGAAGGACGGTGGCGTTTTCACATATTCGCCAGTCATGAAGATGTCTGGGTACTGTTCTCGCACCTGTGCCGACACTTCGTTGAAAATCTCGTTCTCCATGTCGATCATCCGAACACCTCCTTTGCAATCCCCGCAATCTCGTCACAGACGGTTTTCAGTGCGTTGTACATGGGCATGATAGCGGGTGTACCATGTGTCAGACGAAGCTCACCGTCTTCATAGAAGCCCCATGTCTGACGCTTGCCCATACCCTTTCCATACCCGCCGATGGTGAAACCAAGCTCAGAGCCTTTCGGGTGAGGGGAACTCCCGGCTGAACCGTTGTGATACACACCTGCGCCAAACTCCACCCAAACAGCGTCCTCGCCAGCGGCGATAACGATTGAGATATTCTCCCGTTCATCAATGGAAACTTGTACCTCGGCTGTCTTTGCGCCGCCGCTCTCATTGGTGAGATCGTCTACAATCGCACCGTTGAAGCCGCTTTGCGCAAGACTTCCAATCCTTTCGGCAACCCTTGTGCGAAGAAGCTCCGTTTTGCGAAGGATTTCCCGCTTGTACATTTCAAGCTCTCTGATAGCCCGGTCAATGTCTTTCTCAGACAGACTGATACGAATAACCTTTTTGCCCATTACGATACACTCACCTTGCTTATCGCCAGCGACACCACATTCAAGCTCTTGGCAACCTTTTTCACGATGTAGTCATGGGGAGTGATAACCTCGCCCTTTTCATTCACCGCCAGATTGCCCTCCTCGTCCATTTGTGGTGTGCGGTCAACCCAGAGCACAGTGTATTCGTCAATCGGAGGAGCGTCACAGTCCATGACAATCACCTTGTCGTAGGACTCGTTTTCTCCAAACTGTCGGGTCTGTGTTTCGCCTTTCGCCGCCGAAATGTTGGCGAAAAACTCTGTAGGCTTGCCACGGTGGATGTCGTATTCGCCGGTCACATTTCCATAATCGTCTGTGATAGGAGTTTTACCCTCATACAGGGCATAGAAGAATCGGGCTTTATTTCTGCTCATACACTTCATCAAATCACCCCGCAATATGGAACGACCGCTTTCAACATGGAGGAGGGGACATCACCGTTCTCATAACTCCTCGATACGCCGTTCTCCGAGTGAGAGGTCTGTCCCTCGGCTCCCCGCTTATTCAGCATATACGCCGCAATCTCCACTTGGAGGTAGGCGTACTGTGCCGGGACTTCGGTTGCATCGTTCTGGTACGGATAGGCTTTCGCAAGAACCTTTCTTCCCGCAAGAGTGAGGTAGGTGGACAACACTTCGTCAGGGTCAGAACTTCCTACTATGGCCTTGAGAGCGGTCAGCTTTTCTTCCTGCGTCATGCTGTCTCACCTTCCTTTCATTCGTTAGTTTCCGAGGTCTCCTCGGTGGTGTCCTTCTCAGGTTCACCCTCGGTGGAATCGCCGGGGGTCTCCTCGGTGGTGTCCTTCACGATGAACACCCGGTTAAGCGGGTTTTTACCCTCCGCAAGCTCTTTGATACGAGCCTTGGTGGGCTTGTACCCCTCCACAGGGTACATATCACCTTCCTGATAGAGGTGTTCATCGTTTTTCAAATCCCGAAACGGGCTGATTACTCGATACATTTTCTGTCCTCCTTATACTGCGATTACACGCCGGGGGTGACAGTAATCTTAACTGCCTTGGTAGCGTCCGTCAGAGCCGCAAGATAGTACTTACGGGAGAAAATGGTGTTCAGACGGGTGTTTGCCGCAGTCTCGGAACGGCTGTTGGCAGTAATCTGCTCGACCTCAACACCCTTCTTGTTAAACAGAGTGACCGCTTCCTTAGTACCGATGATGATAGTACCAGCCACTGCGTCCTTCTTGGTGTACAGGTTGACACCTGCCACAGTACCGACATAACCATTACGAGCGAAGGACTCAACATACTTGAGGTCTTCGTTCAGAGCCTTACGAATTGCCGCCATATCAGCCGCATTGACGAAACCAAAGATGTTCACGCCCTCAATCTGCTCAAGGTTCAGCTTGGCTACAGCGTCAGCAAAAGTGCCAAAGCCGTAAGTCTTCGCTTCAACAGCAAGAGTAGCCTTGTTGAACTCTGCGAAGATGTCCTTGTTGACGGTGTTGAACATATCCGTACCCATATGGCGAACGCCGACAGGAATGAGCATGGGGTCAGTCATGGCCTGTTCGTCATAGTACTCGAAGCGGTTCTGAGCAAGCAGAATCTTGTACTCCTCCGGGGTATAAGTGACCTCAATGGACTTGGTATTACCCTTGGTCATTTCCAGCTTTTCAGTGCCATCGGTGGCCTTGTAGACATTGATCTTGCGAATCATGCCGGCCTGTCCCACAAGAGAGTTGTCCACAGTGCAAAACTGTTGCAGATCAAGGTGGGAATTGTACTGGTCTTCAATCTCATTGGAGAGATAGAAGTTATCATAAATCTTATGCGCCATTACTCTTTACCTCCATAAAGTTCTTTGTATTCCTCCGGGTGTTCCTCAGAGAACTTGTGACGCTCCATCGGGTCGAGTTTTCGGAACTTTTCGAGCGTCATGGTCTTGGAATCCCCATCGGGAGTAGGTTTCGGTGTATTCTTGAGAGCTTCCGCACGAACCTTTTTCTCAAAAGAAGTCAAGTGCTTCTGCTGATTGGCAAACACCTTTTCAGAATCGCCGTCTGCCATAGCTTCTGCCGTTTCATCGGCAAGTGCTTCTTCATAGCCGAGAGCAACCAGCTTCGCCTTGTTCTTGGCGATAACAGACTCACGCAGGAGCTTGTCGTACTTGCTTTGAAGTTCTTCTCGCTCCTCCTGTTCCTTCTGCTTTTTCTGCTCGTCCTCGGTCATTTTCTCCCGGAGCTGTTTCTTATACCCAGCGGCTTCGCTGTTGCTCTTGGAGAGGGCATTTTTCAGCCTTTCAATTTCAGCGGAATGGTCTTCCGGGACAGTTACCTTTTCCAAAGCGGCTTCGACCTCTTCAAAGGCCATACCCTCTTTGTAAGCGTCCCCAAGCACTTCTTTAAGGTTCATACTGATTTCCTCCTTGCGTTTCATAGGTAGTTCACTCTACACAGTTTTCTGTTTGAAGGGTTGTCTCCCTGTTGCGTTTTAAGGTGTTCCCTCACCATAACCAAGCGAAAATCGCTTTAATTATTCGTCTTCGTCCGAACTGTCCGGGTTTTTCGGATTGTTCGGGTTGTTCTGCGCCGCCATCTGCTGTTGCGCCAGCTTTTCCTGCTGTTCCTCGTAATACTCCATGCTCATGGTGTACGCCCTTTCCGGGTCTACGAATAGGCCGCTGTGCTGGAACGCCAACAGAGGGTGAATCTTCGACTGCTGTAGCATGGCCACCAACACCTGAGACTTGCTCTGAATGTTCTCATAATTGCGTCTGGTAAACTGCAATTCGATGTCCTTCAAGCGGAGATTGATGTCAGACAGGTCTCGGCAGATACGGAGAACCAGCTTGAGCATTTTCTTTTCGGCTTTTTTGAACATATGCTCGCTGTCTTTTGCCCTCGCTTCCGCAAGCGACCAGCCATCACGCAGGAGCACCGCCGCCCCGGTGTCGGAAGTAGAACTGCCGCCGTTTCTGTTGGGCATACCGCAGATGGTGAGGACAGCGTTGTACAGATCGTCTTTGAGCGTCTGCGTCTGCCCCTGATTCAGTTCCTTCACAACGAGGTCAACATCAATGTTGCCGCCATTGTCGTTAGGCGGTACGAGAATTGCACCCTCCGCAAGAAATTCTTTGAATTTCTCTTTCTCGATGTGGCAACCGATGAATTTCCAGAACGCTTGAATGAACTGCTCCACGCCATCCATACGGTTAGACTCAGTGTTGTTGATTGCGTCCAGAAGAGGAAGGACAATCTCAAAAGAGCCAAGCCGAGCGTTGTTTGCCGGGTACTCAAAAATCGGAATCATGTCCAGAGCATGAGCCTTGGACTCCTCCCGATTGATGATGTCCCCATCAATCAGCCAGTAGTAGTTCTCGGTGTAAACGGAATAGTGCGTTACCTCGTCCTCGTCTTTGCTGTACTTTACCGCCATCAGCGGCTTGTTTCCGATTTCATTGGAATACACAACGAAGGTGTCACGGGGGTCGAGCGTGTACATTTCAAACGGGGACTCGTCTTCATCATCCGATTCATCGGGCAACACCAAGCGAAAAGCGGTTCCGCAAATCATCTGCCATTCCACAATCTCTTGGTCTTGCGTGGCTTTGTCCTCGGCAAACATCAGCTCATTCAGAGCCGTAATACCAGAGGTGACGCTTTCCTCAGTGCTTCTGCCGATATACTGGATGGGTTCTCCGCAGAGATAACCGACCTTGAAGGAAACAATCTCGTTCGCCCGGTTCTCCACAATCCTGTTGCAGATTTCGGGACGGACTTCTTTCGTCCGATTCTGAATGGGTTGCTCGCCCTTGTAGTACTTCCACAAGTAATCAATCTCACTGCGGTTGAGAGCGTGGTCGTTGAGGGCTTTCTGCAAAACCGTAACCACATTCTCGTTGGTAATCTCCTTCACGCTGGACTTGATAACCCGTCTGCCGCTCATTTGCCGGGTTTTGCTCACCGGCTTTGAGGTGTCGATCACATTTCCCAAGATTGCTCCCTCCTTTCCTCTAAAATAAAAAGACGCATGACTGTTCGTAGGGCTTTCGCCATACTCGCAATCATGCGCCAAACTCAAACTATAATTTTTCGCATATATTATAGCATTTTAATTCTCGAAAGTCAAGTTATGATTCTTGTTTCGAGAATTATTTGTTGAAAACTCGGTGGGAATTGTGAATTACCAAGGTCGTTTGAAAACTTCCACCTTTTGTCCGCTCAGGCTTTGGGCATATTCAGCCAGCATTGCCATGCCATCGGGAACATCATCGTGCTTATTCTTACCAGCCATTGTGTAAGAGCAGAGCATATCCATCATCTTGCCGTAGTCTGACTTCCGCTGGTAGAGAGAAGCGTCTTTGAACAGGCAGTGTTCCTTGACCCATGCGCTGTTTACGATGATTTTCGTTTCCTTGTTAGCAGTGGTGAACTTGGTGGTGATGTGCGTGATACCGCCTTTTTTCTTTACTTCCTCCTGTATTTTCTCAGCGACCCGCCGCCCAGCGGAATTAGACTCGAACCGGCAGGATTTCACCTTGTCCCGCATAAGGATTTCCGTCAGCCGAGCGTCCACGATATTGGGTAGCCCATTGTCGCACACGCAATCGTCAATATAATAATCCTGCCCATACACATACGCCACCGGCAGGAAAGCGTAGTCCGCTCCTTTGTCCTTGGTGTCGCAGATACCAATGATTGCGTCAGGGTCTTCCTTCGGCAACTCGAAGTAGCGGCGAAGCTCGTCTTGTGCATAAACCAAGCCCTCACGCTCAATCGGCTCGTTCATATACAGTGCTCGCCAGCTCACATCGTCCATGATGTTCCTCTGCTCGTGATAAAATCTTGTGTTGAACCCCACGCCATAAGCATAGTCAAAATTGGATTCATCGTTTTCATCAAGAGCGGGAATCACAATGAATTTTGCCCGGTCACTGTCGATATACTCCCGCTCAAGCCGACCAATGACATCGTGGACAGACCAACGGGTTGCAATGTGAAGTTCTTTACAGTGATCTCCGATTTTACGCTGTCTCAAGTCAGTGGTGTAGGTCTCCCACAGCTTGTCCAATCGCTCCTTGGACAGAGCAACTTCAATACCAGATACCAAGTCATCACAGTAGAGCAGAGTAGCCGCACGATACAGACCAGCATTGCCAGTTCCGATAGAGGTGAACTCCAAGGTCTCAAAACGCTGTCTCTTGTCAAGGTCAATGCGGCAGTCTTTTGCGTTGGTGTTGGACACCTTGATGTCGGGGAAAACATCGTGCCACAGATAGTCTCCGTTGCGGTCAAATATGCGCAGACATTCATCGTATACCCCTCGGACAAAGCTGTTGGAGTGCGAGCCGGTCAGGATAGGGTCATTGGGAATTTTCCCGCCGAGCCATGTGAGGTAGAAGATAGCCAGAGTGGTTTTTCCTGCGCCCGGTGGAAGAGAGACCGCCAACAAATCCAGTTTATCGTCTGCCAGCTCTTGCAGAGCGTCTACCACCCGTTTCAGCACCTTCCTGCGGGGAGGGTAGAACTTTTTCTCCGGGTCTCGGTTCCACTCCACATAGAGGAGGTAGCTGTCAAAATCGTAAGGAGCGGCGGTCAGGCATACACGCTTGTGCAAATCATAAACCAGCCGCACCTGCTCCCCGGATATGGCGGTATTGCACATGGTTTTCTCACATTCTGCTGACAGTAGCTTCAAAAATTCTACGCCAAGGTCGCTGTCGGTTTTCATGGCTTCCTTGCTCATGTAGTACAGGTCTTCCATGGGCTGGTACTCATGGCTCTTTTTGATTTTTTCAAAAATTGTCTCAAGTAACTTTCGCATAATACCTCCAAAAGAAAAATGACGCATGACCGTTTGAGCATTACGCTCTCGCAATCATGCGCCATTCTAAATCAATTTTACACCTTCCCGTCAATGATGGATTGCAACTTCGTTCCAAGCTCAAGCCATTTCGGGTGTACTTTGTTTGAAATAAAACCGTCACTTTCGATATGACAGCTATATCGGTCTCCGCCCTTGGTGAAAATTTGCAAGAAGAATCCTTCGCCCTCGGTGTAGTAGGTTGTTTGAGACTGTGACCCCGCAGAAGCCGCCCCAACGACCGCACCAACCCCGCCTGCAATCGCTCCTCCGATGATAGCTCGTGAGATAACGCCTTTGCTCTTGGTCTGGGTTTGAGCTTTTTGTACCACATTCTCCACGATGGAATACGAAGTGATTTCGTCATAGGGAATGAGATACTTGATGAACCATATCACTCGGTTATCGTCACTGAACATAATGTTCTCATTCGGCGCACGACCGTTGAAGCTCTTAAAAATCTGACAGCTTTCAAACAATTTCGCATTGTCGAGAGCTTCCCTTGCCAGATCAATTTGATACTGGTCGGGCTTTCGCTTGCTCAAGAGCTTATCGAGCTTTTTCTGCGCCTTTTCAATATTCTTAGTGTTGTGAAAATTATCGTATCGCCCCATGGCGTTTCCCTCCCATCAAGTAGTTAAAGTAGTTGATTTTCGATTTTTCCGTAAACTTTTGCTATAGATGCGTATGCTAAGAGGAAGTTACACGCAAAACCTGATTTTCCACTACTTTAACTACTTCTTTTGCTGATTTCAAACTGCTTGCATTTGCGAAAGAAAGTGGAGGAGGACATACCAGACTCCCGGATTGCGTCTTTGAGAGCAATCTTACCTCCCGCCCAAGCGTTTGCCACCGCAAAGAACTTTTCGTTGGCGGGAATGGGTTTTCGCCCTTTGTATTTCCCCTCGGCCTTGGCAATCTCGATACCCTCCCGCTGTCTCTCGAGCATACTGGTTCGTTCCAGCTCGGAGAGTGCGGCAAACACCGTCACCATAAACTTACCTTGCGGAGTGGACATATCCATCTTTTCCTTGTCGGACACAAGATTCACACTCTTGGCCTGTAACCTGCTCACAGTGTTTAAGAAATCGAGGGTGCTTCTGGAAAGCCGGGAGAAGGACTCCACATACAGGGTGTCACCCTCTCGCAGAAACTCCATCATTTCCTTAAACTCGGTACGCTCTGTGTTTTTCCCACTCATTTTGTCACAGTAGATTTTCTCCACACCGAGGGTCTTCATCAGCTCCAACTGCCGAGCAAGGTTTTGCTCAACGGTGCTCACCCGCACATAACCCACTTTCATGTGGTTCACCTCCTATTACGGTTCTCGTGGAACATAAGTCAGTTTGATGTCGTAACCAAGAGCTTCCATGATGTTGATGAAAGTGCGATTGATAAGACCGTCCTCTTTGTGAATGACCCGGTTGACATACTGACCCGTTGTGCCAACAGCCTTTGCGATTTGCTCCTGAGTGGTGCGGTTCTGCACGCACAGGGTCTTCACATCAATTTCAATATCGTTCAAAACTGCCATTGGAAATTCCTCCTTTGTCTTTGTGAGATAATATTATCATATAACAGAGTGTGTTGTCAATACTTATAAGATAACTTTATATCCTTTTTGTTTCTTTTTCGATTTTTCGGCTACTCAAGCCACTCCCTGCGGCTCGTGCGGCGGCTCGCTGTCCCCCTCCGGGGGTATGCCCTCCGGGGCTATTCGCTCCGCTATCATTGAACCCCCGCCCACTTGATAGCACTATCAAAACAGAAAAACACAACTCTAAAAATAGTATTATCATAATACCCAATAGAGGACACCCCAACGACACCAAACAAACCGCCCACAATGCAGGAGAGCGCAAGCCGCTATATTATCCCATAGCGCACGCAAGAACACAACACACAAGCCCATAACACAAGCGCACAACATAACAAGCCCACGCAATAACGCAACGATCACAATATAAAGCCCCTTATATAAAGCCCTTGCATATAAGCCCATAGCAAGCCGCACAAGCCCATATAATAGCCGGGGAGGATATAGGGAATACCCACCCATAACAAAAAAAAGCCCTCTACAGGGTTATACAGGGCGATTATAGAGAGCATGAAAAAACCCGCCCAATATAGGCGGGGTATATGTATTATTTATTTCTTTTAAGAATTTCAGCCATCAGCATAAACGGAAACACAAGCAAAAATACAAGCCCCATTTTTCAACCCTCCATATTACAGAAAAAATCATCATCCACAAAAGAAACGCCGCTATAATGCTCTTGTATAATATCGTCTGGTATTTGTTCGGGGTCTGTAATACCTTGCAATATTTCCGGGCTTTCGTTTTGTAACTGGTAAAAATACGATTGTCTTAATTCTTCCATTTCGGCGGGGGACAGATCATAAACACTTTTATACATTGTTCAACCCTCCTATTACACGAATTTAAAGCGTTTTGTAACTGTCGTTTTGGTATATGTTGCGGCTATATCGGGCATATCCCGCTTTAATGCCGTTGTATCAATTCGGGAACTTGTCACGGCTTTATAACTTGCCTTGTGTTCGTTCCCGGCGATACTTTCGAGCCCGTTTTCCTCCATATGCTTTTTTAGCTTGTCTGTCAACCCGTCAAGCGTTGCGCCGATCTCCTCAGCCATCCGGGTATATTCCGCTATTTCTTTCATAAGTGCGTTTAGATTGTCTGTTGCAATCTGATTGTAATTTCTCATGATGAACCCCCCTTAAAAAATCGTTGCGACTGTGGTTATAATTTCAACCCACAAATCTATATATTGTGTAACCCATTCCCCGGAATCCCGTTGAAATTCCGTTTTGCCGGTGATAACATAACCGACTTGTAAAGCGTTCCCGTCCTCAGTATCTCTATACATAGGGCTTTTGTTCTTTAATGCCCTGTCTGAAATACTGATATAATGCTGATTGTCCACAATCTCCCGGAAAACCTGTAAAGCGTCTTTCACGCTATCCGCTTCAATGTGTTTTGTCGGGATAATATCGCCATCAATCCACCAATTTTTATTATTGTATGGTTTCATTGTTGCCGTTGTTCTGAATATGTATTTTGCCATTTTTCAGCCCTCCATATAGCTATATGCGTATTGCTCCACCGTTCCCAATGTTCCCGCCGTGGGCATTTTCCCGGTGAACCTGTCCACCGTTTCAACCGGGATATAATAGGCGGGATATTTGCCCGTTTCATTGTCTCGAATATTGTAGAAAATAAAGGCGTTTAACATTTCCTCAAATGTTGCCCCGGATTTTCCAGAAACGATTATTTCCGGGTGCCACGGGTAACCGGGGCGCAAATTGACAGGACAAACCACCACGCGCAACCCGTTGTTGTATGCCCGCCGTGCTTGTGTTTTGTTTATACGCTTGAAAGTAAAGCCGTTTTCGGTAAAGGTGTAAGCCCTCATTTATTGCACCCCCTTAAAAATCTACTTTTTCCATTCGTTCGGGTGCTTGCACCGTTTCCCAATGCCAACCGGGGGAAAATGTATTAGCGACTTTTTCCCGGTGACTATCCCGGCGAATTATAGAAAATCGTGCTTTTGTAAGCTCTTCAAAAATAATTTGTGCCGCCTGTTTAATAATTGCGTCTGGTACTTCTGACTTGAAAAGGCAATCAAACAACCATTTTTTGGTAAATTCATCAAGACAAGCGTCTTTTGAATATTTCCCATTTCTAACAGGCGTTTTAGTGTAGTAGAACGGGAAAAACGGATTTTGATCAACTTGGAAATAATAGGCGATTTCATCACAAACAAAAGTAATATATGTTGTATGGGTCACTTGCACAAATTCAGAATTTTCTAAATTCCTATCACACACAAGAGCGTTTTCAATGGGCTTTACTTTGCCGCCGTTGTTTTTTACGATCTCCGCTAATTGTGTCATAATACGGCACACATTGAAGTCAAGCGGACGCAAGTATAACTTTTCGTTTTCTCTGCTGATATACATTTCTTTTACCTCCTCTTACAAGCTCATGTATTCCGCTTTGCTTAATCCGCAAAATGCTTTAATGTGTCGGCCTGTCGTTGCTGTCCAATCGTTCCACAGCTTGACTAATTCCCCGGAAACAAGCCTTTTAATAATGGGGGTTTCATAGCTGTATAGCGTTTCTGTCCCGTTGTCCTCCACAATTACAACCGCTTTCCCGTAAAAGCTTTTTCTACCGTCTACCGGGGTTAATTCGTACTTTCTCATTTTGAAAACCTCCATATAATCTCGTTCGGATTGTTTGTTGTCCTGTTGTGATTATAGTATAATTCAGCTTTTCCGAATTGTCAAGAGGTTTTCAGAAAAATTTTATCTTTTTCGGATTGCTTATTGTCTCCTATACATTATATAGGGAAAACCAAAAACCCGCCAACGCTCCACCGGCTCCACCTCCACCGGGGGACGGTGTGCCCCCAACACAAAAAAACCCGCCCATGACTGTACCTTTCCACTTTCGTGGCCTTTCCCTGTAT